ATTGGAACGTTAAGCATACTATTACTATTAGAGGTTTTGAAGTAGAAATGTATATACAAGATACTGAGAGTTTAGCTGATATGAAAAGACATCAAGCTACCGGTATATATTCTCTTAAGACTGATACCTGGCTAACCCAGCCAGTAAAGATTGCTGGTCCAGATAAAATTGATACTATTGGTGTTGAAAAGAAAAAGAAAAACATCATTAACATGATTGAGTATGCTTTATCAGACAAGAGTAGTTATGCTATCGCTAAAGAAGTAAAAGAAAAAATATTAAGACTTCGTCAAGCAGGGTTAGACCGAGCAGGGGAATACTCCCCAGAAAATTTAGCTTTTAAAGAATTAAGAAGAACTGGTTACGTAGAAAAACTTGTCCTTGGTATTATAGCGAAAAAAGATAAAGAACTCTCATTAGCAGAAACATTTAAGCAAATGTTTTCTATGGGTAAAGAGCGTGGCCCTAGACACCGGAGCTTAACTGCAGGCGTCAGACCGATGACCCGAGCAACAAATAGTAAAGGAGGTATACCGAGTGCTCGTATGATAGCTAAAAGTCATACAGATACAGAGACACCTTTTCCTAAAATAGAACGTTTAAAAGCAAAGTCACACGGTATTGAACCTTTAACCCCGCAAGAAGCTCAAGGTATAGCTGCATTTTACGATTTTGACTTAGAGACTGCTAAAACTAAACCTCGAGGCTTAAGTACAAGCGGTATACAGATGTCTTTCAATCCGCGTGGTAATGTGTTTATGCTAATTAAAGGAGATAAGTAAATTTATGAACAAGTTTAATCAGGCATATAAAGAATTTATAAAAGAAGTAAAAACTGAAGCTTGGTCAGATTATTTAAAAAATGTAAAAGATCAATTACATAGAAATACACCTATGGGATTAAAGGCTTTAACTACCGGGGTATACGATTTTGATAGAGCCGAATTAAACCAAAAAATAGTTATACCTAATCTTTTTACTTTAAAAGAGCTTATAAAAAGTAAAAGAGTTGACAAAATAGGAGTAGTAGGAGAGCTTGAGCCGTCTCAACATTATATGTTTTTAGGGGATAAAAATGATGTTAATAATAAAAATTATATAGAGTTTGTTCAAGCTATAGACAAATTAAATAAAGAAGCTGCTCGACGTTTTTCAGAATTATATCCTTTTTTGGACCAAACTAAAGCAAATAATATAGAAATTAAATCCTCTATAGGCAAAGGAGTTATATACGTACAAGATTTTGGTGGAGAAATATACGCTGGGTTCGAAGAATAATGAGTGATATACAGCAGTCTATTCTTAATAAAAATAGAAAAGATAAGTTTCTATTAATATTAAATTTGCCCGATGCATTAAAAAAGATAAACACTAGCGGGCAAAATACCCGTTCAAGTGAAGGGTTAAATATTGATACGTTACAGTACTCAGTTCACGGTACAATAGTTCCATCCACTATAGTTAATTCTACTACATTACCTTATGCCGGTCAAAGCTTAAACGTATCAACCGGAAAGAGAGAGAACTATTCAGAAGTAACTGTAAATTTTGCAGTAGATAATCAGTTTAATAACTGGTGGGTATTATGGAAGTGGTTAAATTTTATTAATAATGCTCAGACCAGTACTTTAGATAACGAAGGTTTAGTTACATACGCAAAGCTTACAACTGGCGCAAATGATACATTTTTGTTTAGTAGTACTGGTAATTTACAACCGTATATGTCTAAAATAACTGTATACGGATTAGACGAGTACAATAACAAGAAAATCCAGTGGAATTATAGTAAGGCTTTTATCACTAAACTCGACGGTATAAACTACAGTTATAAAGACCCGGAACTAATTGAGTCTTCATTTACGTTTTCGTTCAGTCAACTATTTGCAGAATTACTTTAAGCTTCTAAGCGTTTCATTCCGAAAAAGCCTAAATAATAGTATATACTACTATGGCTAACAGACGTTCTATAAATTCCCCTGGCGTAGAAATCCGCGAAGTTGACCTTAGCACAAGAGTAACTGCTCCAAACGGAACAAGTGTACTTGTTGCTGGGTTCGCTGCACAAGGACCTACATCTGAAATCTTAAATGTTTCGACAATTGCAGACTTTGAAACCATTTACGGTACACCGACTAACGCCGCAGAGCGTTATTTCTACTACTCAGTAAGACAGCTTTTTACTGCTGGTACCAACGCAAGTGTTAATGTAGCACGTCTGCCATATGGTGCCGGTTCAGGAGATGGCTTTTCAAGTAAATACAGTGCTCTTGTATTCCCAGTTATACCAACAGTAAATGCTAATGACTTTTCTGCAGCTCTTACTGGCGGTCCAAAGCAACTTTCATCGGCAAACGAATATTGGTTTGCAAATCCAACCTTAGTACAACTTACTGAAAACGAGTATAATAATATTCAGCAAGGTAATATTACTTGGGCACAGGCAGCGGCTGGTTCTGCAGCTGCTACTAATTTTACTACCAGTAATTATCAAAGCGCTGGTATGATAGTATTAAACGTTGCAAAGACAACTATTAATGAAAAATTTGAAGGTTATTATTTCAATTTAGCTGATAATACTAACTTAAACCCAACAACTGATTTTGATGCAGCCGGGTACATCAATACAATTACTACATCTGCAGCAGCAGTAAGTTCTTATACACAAATTCCTTCAACCCGCTTAGGTTTCTCAGTAAGCGCAACATCTGCAGCAGGAATAGATAGTCTATCTCAGACTATTGAAAATATTCCTACCTATAACATTGCTACTGGCAGTGGTTATGATGACACAGCAATCTTTAGCTTCTTTAAAGTCAGAACCTCTCCATTTGCACCAAATTCCTTAACTCTAGATTACGTATTACAAGAAGGTTATACAGTCTCGTTCTACGCTAACCGTACTATACAAAATCAAAGCGGTGGTGCACCGGTAAACAACTTTATCTCCACAGTTGTAAATGATATATCTCCAAATCTTAAAGTATTTGTAAACCCATATATTTCAAACAATACAGCTTGGTTATCTGCAGATGGTACTGCAGCTAAAAAGATAAGAGTATTAAGAGCTAGTACCACTGGTTATGCTGATGCAACAGCTGCTGGTTTTGCAGCAGCAAATGAACTATACCCACTTGGAGTGTATTCCCAGTCTTTAGATACAACTAATACTAAGGAAATTGGTAGTATCGGTACAAAGCTTGACACAATCTTAAATCAAGCTGAAAATGCTGATATCGTGAATATCGATGTAATTGCTGACGCAGGTCTTTCAACGATTGCTGCAGCAGTAGCAGATACTCCGTTAAGTACAAGTGGGGTTTATGATGATACCGTATTTAGCGGTAATCTAAAGACTCAGATTGATAACTTATCTGACACCTCAGGTACATACAGCGCAGGTACAGTGGTAACTGCATGGAAGACTATTACAGATAAGTTCAATGAGTTTGTAACATTCCGTCGTAAAGATTGCGTATTCATTTCGGACCCTATCCGTCACGTACTCGTACGTGGAGAAAACTTCAAGACTCTTGACGACAAGACCAAGAATTTCTCTACTAACGTTTACTGGCCACTACGTAACCTATATAATACCTATAATTCAAGTTATAGCGTCACTTACGGTAACTGGGTAAAGACCACAGATAACTTTACAAACAAGCCAGTATGGTTACCGTTCTCTGGTTATGCAGCCGCAATTTACACTCGTAACGATGCAGTAGCTTACCCTTGGGGTGCTCCTGCCGGTCTAAACCGCGGAGTTGTAACCGGTATTAGTGACTTAGCTGTAAACCCACAACAAAAGCAGCGCGATTTACTCTATAAGGTATCTATTAACCCAGTAGTAAACTTCCCTGGAGAGGGTTTCACAATAATGGGTCAAAAGACCTTACTTAAGGCTCCAAGCGCCTTTGATCGTATTAATGTACGCCGTCTATTCCTTTACCTAGAAAAGTCAGTACTAAATACCTCAAAGTTCTTCGTATTTGAGCCAAACACAACCTTCACTCGTAACCGCTTAGTAAATACTATTAGTCCGGTATTCGATTTAGCTAAAAACACCCAAGGTGTTTATGACTACTTAATCGTATGCAATGATACTAATAATACTGCTGATGTTATCGATGACAACACACTTGTAGTAGATATCTACATTAAGCCAACCCGTACCGCAGAGTTTATCTTGGTAAACTTCTACGCAACACGTACAAGTCAAAGCTTCCAGGAATTACTACAATAACCTAAATATATAACATATGGCACAAACAATACAAGATTTCTTTCGTGTAGCGCAACAAAGGGACTTTGCCCGTGACTATATGTTACGGGTAGTCGCTTTGGGTAATGACACATTAGTTGAAGATGATTTCGTTTATATTACTACTACTACCTTACCAGGTAGAGATATTACTAATCAACCCGTAGCTTATATGGGATTAGATTTTAATATTCCAGGTACTGTAAAGTATCCAGGAAGCGCTGCATGGGCAGTAACCTTCCGTAATGATAAGGGCGGTATTATTCGTAAAAAGCTCGAAGATTGGCAAATCAACGAAATCTTTGACGACGAAACAAGCGTAGGAGATTTATCTGTAAGAGGTCCTGATTCTATAATACAGTTAAATCTTATTGACGATAAATTGAATGTACTTAACACCTATAGACTATACGGTGCATATATTCAAAGTCTCGGTCCGGTAAACTATGATATAGCTGGTACTGGAACCCCTCTTACGTTCTCAGCTACTTTAGCTTATCATTACTGGCGTCACGAATAAAATTATAAGCATATTAACTTACAAACCTGGCTTTAAGCCAGGTTTTTTTGTTATATAGATATTAAGTATTAATATGTCTCTTATAAGACCTAATGTAGAAGCGTTTAGAAGACTGGTCGAAAGTAACGGCTTTGCGAAAAAATACAATTTTCAGGTAGAAAATATTGATGGTTTACCAGAAGAAATACCTGACTATGATCCTTACAGTCTGTATATATCTTCAGCGAGTATACCGTCTCGTAAAATAAATACTACTCGACTACCTTATAAGGCTTTTGAATTTGTAGTACCGACTAATGCAGTTTATCCTGATAATCAAAGCTGGCGTATACAGTTTATTTCTGATAGCGAAATGACTATTAGAAATTTGTTTGAAACATGGACTCGAGTTTTGTATGATGAAATAAACAATATTGGTAAGAGTAATTTTGCTGGGGCAACACTGACGCTTAATTTAATTAGCGATGAAGGTAAAGTAACAAGAAAATACAAACTTTACGGGGTATTTCCAATTTTAATGGATAGTGTAGAGTATAATATAAGCGATACTGGTGCAGACGCAGTAAAGTTTAATGTAACTCTAGCTTACCAGTATTTTAAAACTGACATTGCAACCTAAATATATTTATGCCTGATAATATTTACGAAAGTGCAGCTAATGATACGGCAGTAAAAATGCAGCCGTTTGTTGTGAGAGATACCGGAGCTGTAGAACAAGACTTAAATTTATTTTATCAAACCTCTATTGAACGTGGCTTTTCAAGAGACTTTCAAGCCCGGGTAACTAATTTAGTGCTCAACGGTGCTGAGCTCGGCCAAGAGGATTTAGTTTATTTAAAGTCCTTTGCTTTACCGGAAAAAAGGCAAAACATAACTACGGTAAAATATTACGGAGTCGATATACATTCAACTGGATTAAGAGATTATGGAGACAGCAAACGTTGGGACCTTACATTTTACTGTGATCAAACTTTATATCTAAAAAGATGGTTTGATGATAGACTTGAATCAGTTGCAGCAAATTCAGATAATAGAATTAATGCAAACCCAGTGCCGGGAAATACTAACTATGCAATAATAAGCGTAATAGATGATAACTTAATGCCAGTTGTAACGTATAAGCTTATCGGTTTATTCGTTGTAGGAGTACCAGGACTGGCTTATAGTCTAGACGGGGCAGGTAAAGTACTTGAATTAAAAGTAACTTTAGGATTTCAAAAATGGGAAACTGTTTATGCGTCGGATATTTTAGAATATAATGACGGGCAGACAGCAGCTGAAGCAAATCAAAGAAGACAAAGTCAAAGTCAAAATAAAAATACAAGTCCTGACTTGTTAGGGTCTATTTTAGGCGGTCTAAGAGACGTAACGAGATTTGCCAATACTGTACGTGGTACTGCAAATGCGGTGCGAGGTGCATCAACAGCTATACGCGGCGCGGGTCGTGCTATTAGAGGTAGATAATGTTACAAACTGAAACATTTTTAAAACAAGTCATTTCTGACCCAGCACTCAATATACCTATTGAGGCTAATTTTGTTATAGGTATATCGAATATAAACAATATAATTGATAACTTAGATGCTAATAAAGACATAGTATCAGACAGTAAACTTTACGTAAAAGTTAAATTTAATACTTTAAACCTTAAAGATGATATGTTTTTTGCAACAGGAGTAAATTTACCCGGAGAATCGATTCTATCTGGTAGAGCGGGTTATTCTACTGACAATTCATTATACGGTGGTTTATTGTCTGGTCCAATTTTAAAAGGCCGTAAAGACACTAATAATTTAGAGATTACTTTTATCGAGACCAACATTTCGTTTATAGATTATGTTTTGAGACCGTGGACCGTAACTGCGGCTCAATTCGGTTTATTTGCAAGAAGCGGGACAAGCAAACAAAACTTTAAAACTAATATAAGTGTTAACTTTTTAGATAAAAATAGTAACAGCTCGGGAGACAGCAAAATACGTAAAAATCTTTTGTTTGTTAATGCAGTACCTACTGAGGTAGGAGGGTTTGAGGCTTCTTACGGAGCTGAAAAAAGTACTGGATTACGTACAGTAAAGACAAGCTGGATATATTCGACTTATAAAGTAATATAAGTAATGCCTTTTAAGTTAAAAGCGTACTTGCCAAGCCAGCAACGCAATGTACTAATAAAAGAGCTATGCTACAGACAGTATAGAGACTTAGTTAAAAGTTTACATAGTACAGATAAAGAAGAAACTATCCAACAATATAACTCTGTACTTGAAGATTTATGTCCAGACATAGCAGGTATAGACATAACCTGGGAAGATAAACTTAGTTTATTGTTAACTGTACGTAATTACTGTGTAAGTCCAGATTTAAAATTAAAAGTTACTAATACTGATAATAGCATATTTAATTTCAGTACTTCTCTGGATAAAGTTATTAATACAGTTAAAGCTATTAACAAATCCCGTATATTAACTTTAAAAGATATAACTATAGAATACTCAAGTTATAAAGTGAGAGACGAGTATGATTTTAATGGAAATAACAAAGATATACCTATTATACTTGCGAGTTACATAGATAACATAGTTATAAAAGGTACCTCAATTAACTTTAAGGATTATAACTTGCAAGAAAGAATAAAAATAGTAAAGGAGCTACCTTATTGGATTATTACAAAATTATACAAAGATATAATAAATTTAGAAAACTATTATGAGGGTTTGGATTTAATCACTATAAGAAAACCATTTGAAAAAGAGATATATTTTAGAGTATCTCAAAATATAACATACGATACTTTGCAATTGCTTATAAGTTATCTTTTTACTGAAAACCTAACAAATATCTATAAAGCTTTCTATAACATAGTAAAGTATGCTGGCTTTGATGCGGAATATATTGATACTATTACCCCGGTAGAAATGCAGGTGTACTGGATGTACTTTTTAGAGAGTCAAAAGAAAACTGAAACAGCTCCTACACCTTCCGGGGGATTAAACTTACCAGCCCCTTCAGGCACTCCTAATACAGAGCTAGGCTTTTAATAGATTTAAACTAATTACAAATATGGCAAATATAAATGAAATTTTAGCTGCGTTGAATACATATACAGAAAGTAATGCTTACGATGTTTATATACCTTCTTTAAAAAGAAATGTTAAATTTAAACCGCTTACCGGCAAGCAACAGAAAGCTTTTTATGATTGTTTTGCTGATAATATAGTATTTCGCACAAAATTTGTAATTCTTTCCTACAACACAATTAAAGAAAATTGCTTAGAACCAAACCTTGTAGACAGTTTTAATGTAATTGATAGAAGCGCAATACTTCTTACTATAAGAAAAAATGCTTTAGGATCTGAATTTATTCTAGTTAAGGACGACAAGCAATACATGGTTAATATAGATGATTGCTTATTAAACGCAACCAAAATCGAAACCCCACAGCCTAAAACGGTAACTACCCAAAACTTGGAGTTTACTTTAGCGATACCTACAATCTTAGACCAATATAATATTGAAAAACAATTAAGAGAGAACAGTACTGAAACAACTGTACCGATGACTCGGTTAGTAAAAGACGTGCTGTTTAGTGAAGCAAGTAAGTTTATAAAAGAAATATATTTAAATAAGACGCCTTTCAACTTTTCTCAGCTAAGCTATGCTGACCGTATTACAGTTGTTGAAGCATTACCTGCTGATGCACTAATACAATTACAATCTTATTTAAAAGAAGTCGAGCAGTTACAGTTAGTAATGCTTTCGGTACAATTAGAAAATAATGAAGTATCCGCGTTTGATATTACACCGGATTTCTTCTTAGAGGGGTAATAAAAAAACGCCCCAATCCTAAGTATTTCTATGGCTGAGCAGTCTGTAGAAATAAATCAATCCCTTGTTGCTTTAAACACAACACTGGAAAAAATACCTGCTGCATTAGACGCGTTAAAGCAACAGCTTGTTACTCTTTTAAAGGAAAGCAACACAGTAACTATAAAACAGTTTGTAGAAGCTAATAACTCACAGTATGCTAAAATATTTGAGGAAATTAACAGCTTACAAAAGCAGCCAACCGCTACCGATATACTTACTAATGCGTTGCAACAGATGTTCGGCAAAAAACAAGCCGGGCCAGCTTTACCTAAAGACGAAAGCGCACTAGATACTAAAGAAGAAAAGGTACGCATACGTAGCGAAGGGCATAGTGTAAACCTTATTGGTATAAATGAAGAGACTTTAAGAAAGTTAAAACTTACTTTAAAGAACGGCTTTAAACAGGGACTACAAGAATTTTTAGACGACAATCCGGATGCTTTTTGCTGTCCAAAAAACGATACGTTTAATTTTCGGCGGCCGCGGCGCCCAGACCGTCCTAAGGATCCAATTGACTTTGATAAACCGCCTATAAACATACCATTACCACCCCCTGGTATACCGTATGGAGTACCGATACCGGTTTCAGTTATTAATACAGAAAAACAAGAACAAAAAGAGAGAGAAGCTACAGAAAAAGCTCTAAAGACTATAGAGAAAAGACAGCAAGATACATTTGAAAAAAGACAGCGGGAAATAGAAGAAGAAGTAAAGATACCTAAATCTATAGAGGTAGAAATAAAGCAGCCTGAAATCGAGGTACCGAAACCGCTTGCTCCATCTTTACCAGAACAAATAGCACCATCTAAAGCTACAGAGGTTAAATTACCTGAAACAGTAACTGCACCAAAGGAGCCGTCTTTAAGAGATAAAATTAAACCTGCATATGGCTTTGAAAATGATATGCTGGCATCTGATAAGTTTACAAAAAGTACCGGGTGGGAACGTTTTGGAAGACTTATGCTTGGAGATAGTTTATATGATACGGTTACAGGGGAAACTAGTGTAGAGGATTATTTAAAAAATAATTGGATGGATGTAGCTGAATTATTATTATTAGGTTCTGGCGGAAGAGCGAAAGTCCCTAAACAAAGAATTCCACGTCCAATGAAAAATGTGACGCCGGTAGAAGCTAAACCTGCAGGCTTACCGGAACCTGCTGTTACCGGAAGGGCTTTACCTGAACCAGCAGCTACAGGCAGAGCTTTACCAGAATCATCAGTAGCTAAGACATTACCAGAGCCGGTAACCGCTAAAGCATTACAAGAACCAGTAACTACCCGAATACCTAATCCTATAGAAAGTGTTACAGTTAAAACTGTACCGGATATTGCTCCTAAAAAAATTACTGCTCAACCGCCTTTAACTAAAGCTGGACAGGGACTAGAACCGGCTACTAAAACTAGTACTACTGAATTTGACGTATCCACCACTAAACAATTTAAGCCAGAAACTCAGCCGTTGGTAAGACCTGAAAAAGCAACAAATTTATTTGAAGTTGCAGAACCAGTACCAACTAAAGAGTTACCTGAAATAAGAGAATATCTTAAAGAATTAAATGAAGTTTCAGTAAATTTAAAAAATGCTGTAAAGCAAATGTCTACCCAATCAACTAGTACAGGAAACGGGGTACTTAATAGTGTAAATGATTCTAGACAGACATTTAATACGTTTAACACCTATACCGGGGCTGGAGAAGAAATAACATCATCGAGAATTAAAACTGAACTATTACAAAATAGCTTTAGATTACAATATTAAATAATATTATGCCAGGTACTCCTACAGTATTAACACCAGAGCAACGGGAAGCGCAAAAGCGTAATAATTTAGTTGAAAGATCTGGTGCTCCGGATTTAATAAACGATGAGTTTTTCAATAACGCTGGTCCAACTTACGATGTAAAAAGTAATTTTTCGTGGACGTTAAATGAAAATCAACAGATAAGAAGTTGGGTGCCCGGGGTGTATTTAACTCAATATAGTTTAACTCGATCCGGAGAGTTAGGATCTTTACAAAATACCTTACTTGGAGTGGCTGAGTCTAATGTAGCTACAGCATTTTTAGGTGGTATAACCGGCCAAACTATAGGCACGTTAGTCGGAGAGGCTGCTGGTATTGCTGGCGGTGCACGCGGGGGAGCTGTAAGAAATTTTACTCGCTCTCGAGAAGGTCAAGCGATTACCGGTATAATAGGAGCGACCGGTGCATTATTATTAAAAAGTGCGACCGAAGAAAGTACTATCTATGCTCCGTACAGCAATTTATACCCCGCTAAAAAAACCGGTTTCGAATATGTATTACCATACCTTAATACAGAAAATATGACTGAGCAAGCGGGTAGCTGGAGACCTGCTGATGAAGGTAATTTTACTAGCGCAATAGGTAAAGTAGCAGGAATGGGATTAACAGAAATACCCGGAATAGGCGCAACAGGTGCGCGCGCGTTAACAGATATAACTGGCGGAATTTACAGAAATCTTGAAACTATAAGCAAGCTAGATATTGCCGTGCTTGGATCAGCGCCTGGAGTTGCGCAAGAAAAAATTAAAGTGTTTGCACCTAATGAAGGTGGAGACAGTATTAATTTATCATTTTATTTATACAATACTGAAAAACCAGACGACATAAGAAATAATTGGGAATTTTTGTTTAATTTAACCTATCAAAATCTACCTAATAGAAGAAGTATAAATAGATTAGACCCCCCATGTGTATATGAAGTAGTAGTGCCTGGTTATAAAAGATTTCCGGTTGCAGTAATAGATTCTCTTAAAGTAACTAATCTCGGTACAACTCGTTTAATTAATATTAATACCGGAGAAATACAAAGCAACAGCGGTGCATCTGGTAATTCATACGTAAAAATTATACCAGAAGCATATAAAATAGATATAAAAATAACTAGTCTATTAATTAATTCTCGCAATTTATATTATTCAGCGTACAAATCTACCCCAGTAAACGTTAACACTAATCCTGTAGTACTCAAGGAGGGATAAAATGGACCCACAAAAACAAAACAATATACCAGATCTACCCACATTAAGCTTACTCAAGCTGGAAAATTTGTTTAATGTATACAATAACGGCTCTAATTACTTTTATAATTTAATAGGAACTGTTAATATACCGAATAATTTAGATCCTAGTGCATATGTTAACTATACTGTTACTTCAGATAATATGCCTTGGACTCAAATAAGCTTTTTATCTTATGGCACTATGGATCTATGGTGGTTAATTTGTAGCGCAAACAATATACAGAACCCTATTGAATTTCCTAAAGCAGGTACAGTTTTAAAAATATTAACCCCTGAATACGTAGGTTCTATACTGCAAGTAATAAGAAATAGTAATGAATAATACTACAGTTAATCTTAATACAGTACCTAAGTTTGAAAATAATACTGTATACTATAATAATCAAAAGTATGAATTTAATATTATTTTCTCCAACTTACAGGGCAATAATGTTAGGTTAAATCCAGCTGGCTTAGTAAGTTTAGAAATAGAAGAAGATAGTAGAGAATGGTATAAAAGAGCAGTTTTAACTATAAACAATCCTAAGAATGTATTAGAGTATAGACCATCTGCTTCAACACCTCTTAATCAATACTATAAATTTCGTAATGATGGAAGAGATTTAGTATATATAGAATTTAAACCCGTTAATGATTCTTTAATAAACACCCCTAATATAGACATTGATTATGATGTGTGGGGAATGAGATATTTGTTTTCAGTATACGATAAAAAAGAAATACAGACTGGAGATTCATTATTAGAAAAACAATTAAGACTGTATTTATGGGAATTTGAATACCAAGTAATGGCAGAAGCAAATTTAGATTGGTCTACAAACGAGTTACTACCAACTAATATAATTCCTTCTCAAGCTACAGATGAACAAAAAAGAGTATTGACTGGATTAGCTATGAAGAGTTTAATTGCTCGGGCACTAGCTGGTTATACAACTCCTAAGTTTTCACAGGAATGGGACCCAGGTTCTAGTAAAATATTTTATACATCTTATGCAAATAGTACTGCTAAAGAAGACTTAGAATATTTGTATAAAAAATTTGTAAGTTCTCAATCAGGTACTGACGGAGGGCTAGACCCAGGTATACTTTCCCGTACTCGGTATAATCAGATATGGATGCTAAGATCTTTTACAAATATATTCTCTAAAGCTATTTCTAAAAGCGGAGCTGTAGCTACAGCAGGAGAGTTACAAAGAGAAATATTAACTTTAGCTTCACAAGGCAGCAATACCGAAACTGAAAGTGAAGCTCTATTTAACCTACCAGTATCTCCGTTTACCTCTTCAAAATATAAAAATACAAATTATAAAGACCCGGTAAGAAGTGTAATAACTAATATACAGTTTGTTGACATGGCTGCATATGACAATATGTATGAAATGATAACTACACCTTGCTACGGAGTTAATACTAAGGATAAAGTATTATCAGTTGATTTCGAAGTTAATGATATTGAAAATGTAAAGAAATATATTACTAATAATTACGCACAAAAATTTAAAACTTTTTCTACCCCAGACACTTTATTAACATTAAATAAAGCTAAACTAAATTCTCGCGCAATAAGAAACATATATTCTTATGCTCCGAATAAAATAGACCGTTTAGCTGATAGTAGAAACTTTTTATTGTATGGGGCTCTGTTTTTAAATACTTCTTTAAATTTTACGGTACCGGGTTCTCCGTTAAGACAGGCAACAAGCTTTTTAAGTGTAGAAAATGATAGTAGAGGCAATAGAGATGAGTTTAGAAATAAACTTTTAGGGCAGTGGTTTGTATACAAAGTTATACATAAATTTACGCAGGGTAGTTATACTAATAATATAACTGCTGTAAGAGTCCACGCTAACGATAACATTGGTATAAAAGATACCGTAGCTTAAGTATTATAAATGGCCGAACAAGTAATAAGAACCTTTGATCTATATAATACTTCAGTATTATTACCGGGGTATAGTATATCTGGCTATGAAAATGAATTTGGTATAACTAAAGGTTTTTATAGTACGGATTTTTCATCTAATCCTATAGGTTCTAAAGTAGACTTTTTTGTACAACTCGGAGATCCGTGTGTCGGAGTACTAACTCCTAATCCGGTTTTTACAGTACCGGTTGGATTATCTGCATTAAGCCCTTTATGGTTTGATCAATGGTGGGATGAAGCGATGTTTTATTCTCATCCTCTAGTGCTTGAACAGTTACAAACAGCTAATCCTTCTTTCTATCAAACTTTTTCAGATAGTGTAGGTACTATGTATTATTCGTTGAGCGGAGAGCCTGCGGTTAATCCTGCACTAGAAAGTAAAATACCTAAGTCTATATTTGATCAAATAACCCGTTTAAATTCGTTGGTAAATACAGACTATAAAGCATATACCCCTACCGGCTTTGGACCGAATTTAACCAAATATAATCAACAGTTAAGTCAATATCAAGCAGCAACTACCTCGGTAAAAAATATAGTTAATAATAAATTTCCAGATATAAAACGTAAATTACCTCTTAATGTAGTACAGACTGGTAATTTAATAACTCCTCCATCGTGGCAATACAATACAAAAATACAAGGGGTTAACACTGCAGTAGATAGATTAGGTAATGTAATTAAAGCTCCAGGTCGTACTTTAGCAGGAGCAATAAACAAAGTTAAATCTGTTATACCTACAGTTAAACTACCAACATTACCTTCAGTAGGTAAGCTTGTTGGAGCTACTGTACCAGGTATGCCTGCTGCTAGTAACTTATATGGTAATTTAAAAGCTGCTGGAAGTACAATACAGGCTGGAGTTACTACCGCGCAAGGTACTTTAGCCACTGCTCAAGGGGCAATTGCAGCAGGTAAAAATACAGTAGGGTCGGTACAGTCTGCTATAACTAATACTACCGGCACAGTACAGAAATTAGGTACCAACGTAGCTTCAACTGCAACAGCATTAACTAATATAAACAAAACAACTGGTACTGATAGTATTATTGCTGCTATGAAGAATCAATCAAGTACTAGTAGTTATAGTTTAAACAACAATTCTACTGTAATAGTAAATAAAGCCGCTAAGAACGCTGCAGGAGATAATTCTGTAACCTCGGTAAATACGTTTGAATATAAAAAGACTACATAATGCAAACGTTTAATTCCATTTACCTAGGTATTGTAGTACAAAATAACGACCCTGAACATAGAGGCAGAGTTAAAGTCTGGGTCCCTCAAATTTCTACTACCGTATATCATAAATGGAATGAACTTAAAAAGGATCAAGTATTTAGTGTGCCTGGGTCTCCCGGGGGTGAAAATCTTAGTTCTATATTAGAAGAGTTAAAAGACACTTTAACCTGGGCAGAACCTTGCTCTCCTATTATGGGAGCCTCAAGTACTGGTTATTATAATAATCGTTTTGATGTAAATACGGTTTCTGATGCTCCTTTAGTATACGGGCAACCCGGTACCAGCACTACCTCTACGTCTTCTGCAACAAACATTGACCCTGAAAATAAAGGCGGTAAACCCGGAGCGATGTATGAAAACAATCCAGTAGGGGATGCATTTACTAATACTTCGAAGATCAATAGTCTGTATGTAAATGAATTCGGTAACAACTATAAACCTGCTACCTATTCAAATGCAGCAAAAGGCTTATTTTCAGTACCTAATGTAGGTGCCCATGTATGGGTGTTTTTTAAAGAAGGGGTACCGCAGTATCCGGTTTATATAGGTACATCTTTCGGACAAAGCGACTTTGAAAGTATATTCAAAGACGGGGACAATACATTTCCTGATTATCCTGACACGTTTGAAAATAAAGATAAAAGAGCTCAACCTGAAGTTAATGCTGACACGGTAACTTATCGTAATAAATTAGTATTAAATCAGCGAGGCGCGGCTATAGAAATTATTAATACTACTGATAGAGAGTCCTATAAAGTTACTCATTATAAAGGTAGTTATTATGAAATGAATAACAAGTTTACTGCGTTATTCAACACTAATAATTTTCAGTTACTAACTTTAAAAAACAAATACGAGACAGTAAGAGGCCATAGTAATTCTTATGTAGGTAGAGATAAAGATGATATAATCGTAGGAAATCATTATTTAAAAGTAGGTAATTTAAATGCTAATGCAGCTAAAGCTTGGCAAGAATTAATGAATGAAATTACTACTGAGGGTCAAGCTAACCCAGCAGTAATTGAAAGTTTAGTTACTAGTGCTGCTTCAGCTATGGCTGATCAAGAAAAAGAAATGAATTTTGGCGGTAATAGTTTTGAGTTTATA